GCCGGAGCCGGAACCGGAACCGGAGCCGGAAACCGAGGTTATTGATTTGACGACTCTGACAACCGTGGAGCTGAAGGCGCTCGCTCGTGAGGAGGGGATCACTGGGTATTCGAGCATGCGGAAAGCCGAGTTAATAGAGGCGCTCGCCGATGAGGAGTGATTGATTTGTCGGATGGAAATGGGCCCGCTGAAAAGCACCGGAAAAACAAGGGCCACGAAAACATCCGGCCGCATCAATGGGAAAAGGGCCAATCTGGCAACCCCGCCGGCCGGCCGAAAGGGAAAACCCTGGGCGCGATTCTCCAGAAAAGAGTCTTTGATGACAAGGGCGGGGAGCTGGCTGAAAGGCTTGTGGAGCTTTTTATTAATGAGGCTCTGGGTGGGAAGTTTCCATTTGCCAAAGAAGTAATTGAGCGCATCGATGGCAAAGTGGCGCAAGCTGTGGACGTGTCTGCTCTCATGACGGCCGACGATGTGGCGGCGCTACCGCGCGAAAGGCGCATTGAGATGTTAGAATCAGCGCTAGAAGCCGAGCGCGCTGCCGCCGAAAGCGAAGAATGAGCGCTGCTATAAACTTTGCCGCGCAACAGGAACGAAGCAGCGCGGAGCCGTTCAGAAGGCTCATGTTGCTTGATGAGCTACTGGCCTACCATAGGTTCCCTCCCATGAGCCCATGGTGGCGAGACCAGCTTTATGCCTTCTACAAGGGTGGCAAGCGGCGGTTGATTGTCAGGGCTGGCCGCCGCGGCGGAAAGAGTTCCACGCTTTGCCGGGTGGCGGTGGCCGAAGCTCTCTATGGCGAGCACAATATCCCGCCCGGGGACGTTGGAGTGTTTGCGATCGTGAGTGTTACGCGATCAGAGTCAAGCGAGCGGCTCAAAACCATAGCGGCAATTCTTGACGCTATGCGGGTTGGGTACGAGAAAGACGCTACGCGCATTCGGATAAAAGATATGCCGGTAGAATTTCGCACCTATGCCGCAAGCTTTAGGACGGCCGTGGGTTTTACGTGCATCGGCTGCGTGTTCGATGAACTCGCGCGCTGGCTTGACAATGAGACAGGCGCCAATCCAGCGACGCAGGTTTTACGCTCAATTCGGCCTTCAATGGCAACTATGAAAAACGCCCGCGAGTTCATGATCTCGTCGCCATGGAGCACGATTGATGCGCACGCGGAAGCTTTTGCGGCGGGCGATACACCGCAACAAATGGTTGCGGCGGCTACATCGTGGGAAGCTAATCCGACGTTGACGGAAGACGGCTGCCGGATGCTCGAGCCGGATGAGGCAACGTTCAGGCGAGAATATGCGGCGGAGCCAATGAGCGCTAGCGCGGCCAGCTTTTTTGACCATACCGCGATCGCGGCGGCGGCAGACGAGTGGCTGAAAATCCCACGAATTGCAGGACAGGGTGAGAGTGTGACAGCCGGGGCCGACTTTGGTTTTCGCCGAGATAGCTCGGCGCTTGCCGTTGTGCACCGACGCGCCGATGTGATGATCTTGGCCGATATGCTCGAGTTGTGCCCACAGACAACGGGGCCGCTGCGTCCGAGCGAGACCGTGAGAGCGTTCGCGGACGTGTGCAAGCGGCACAACATCTCTAGCCTAATGGCAGATGGACACTATCAAGAAAGCATCACCGAGCATTTGGCGGATGAGAATCTAGGCTTTCAGATTGCGCCCCGGGACGTGCCTAGCACGTATGTGCGATTTAGAACGCTGTTGCACGGTGGTCGGATAAAGATACCGAACAACAAGCAACTACTCCGCGATTTGTGTGAGGTGCAATCTGCCCCCACGCCCAGCGGTCGCGTCCGGATGATTCTCCCGCGCCGCAGCGGTGGCGGGCATTCCGATCTGGTATCGGCTATGATTTTGGCGTGTTGGCCGAAAGCTGGTAAGCCCGTTGGCGCCCCGGCGGAAATGCCGGCCGGGTGGACGGATGAAGAGGTCGAGGAAGTGGCTCGACTGGAAAGAGAGCTGAACGATGAGCGAACGGGAAGTTACCAAACCGCGCAAGCGGCAAGCTGGCTCACTGACCAAAACTGATATCCGGCTGATAGACGAGCTTTGTGTTGTGATGCACCGTCATGGCGTGGCCCAAATAAAACTCGGGGCGGTCGAGATGACGTTCGCCCCAAAGCCCCAAAGCCTTGCGCCGGTCTCATCGCTTGCCGAGTTGCCTGAAGTGGCTTCGCGGAGGCACGAAGAAGAGCTGTATGCGGGCGGCGGGCTTGTGCCATTTGATTTACGAAAGATGGCCCGATGAAAGTTCTGTCCGTGCGCTTCCTGTCTTTCGTGGCCCCGCCTGGGCGCGACTCAACAGTGACGGAGATCAGCGCCGAGAGAGACAACATTAACCTGCACCTCGGAACAGCTAGCGGCTCCGCTGTCGTGTTTGCTGAAACGCCGAGCGGTGATGTCTGCTTCTTTCCGCTGAGTATGTGCAGCCGGGTAGTCGTGGATGAGGCGCCGAGACGTCGCGGGAGGCCGCCGAAAAGTGGGTAGCTATTTAGCAAGTGGTAGCGGCTCGCTCGAGGTCTCAATGGCGTCTGCCGCCGAGGCTTCGACGGTAATCGCGAGATGGCCCGAGGGGCTCACGATTCCGGAGGCCTCTGTGGTTTCACTACAAACGAGGCTGGTGGCCATCTCTGGAGAGGATGCGCTGGACGCAATCTTGTGCTCAAGTTTTCATTTTCCCACCGGCTCCGAGTTGGCTCAAATAAGCGCAGATCAGTTCATTCATCAAGAGGGTACCGTTGGCGCGGCCGGGTGGGCGCTGTCTTCGTCTGCTGTTGCTGGCCAAATTGTGTTAACGTTTACCGGAAGTTTGGAGGCTGAAACGCTTCTTTATGCCGAAATAAGCAGCAAGGCGCGGTTGACATGATTCGCAAAGTTGACGGAAAGTTTGTTATCTATTCGGAATCGAAAGACAGCGCCGGCAAGCGAAAGAGGTTAGGCACCTATCCGAGCCGAGGGGCCGCGGAAAAACGTCTAAGCCAAATCGAGCGCCACAAAAACAACCAAGGGAAAAAGAAATGGTAACGTGGATTATTCATCGTCGCACTGGTGGACAACTGATAGAGACGAATTAGCTTCAGCTGTAACAAGCCGAGCGCGTCAAGTGGATGACATGACGCTAGATCGGCAACAGCAGATCCTGAATTATTCCTGTCTTTATGGTGACGCGTCCGCATGGCCCAACCTGGGGACAGTCGCGCAACTGTTGCCGCTGACCGGCCGCATTAGCCACAATGTGATTGCCAACGCCGTCGACACGCTGACAAGCGAGGTCACGGCATCTCAGCCGCGTCCAATGTTTGTGACAATTGGCGGGGACTGGACAGCGCAGAGCAGAGCGCGAAAAATGACGCAGTTTGTGGACGCAAAAGTCTACGAAACTGGGGCCCGCGAGTTGTGCCGCAACGCTGTGCGTGATTCTATTTTGAGCGGCTTAGGTTGCGTTCGACCGTATATTGAAAGCGGGCGCGTAAAAATAGAGCGTATTCACCCGGTCAACATTCTCATTGATGATCGGAGCTGCGTTGACGTAATGCCGCGCGATATGTATTTGAGGCGCGTCGTCGATCGCTATCAGCTGAAAAAGCTTTTCCCGGAGCAGGCTGCGTGGATTGATGTTGCTCCGGCGCCCACGAGTCGGCAGTGGTACGCGGCCGACATTTACCGGGATGCTGTTGAGGTAATTGAGGCTTGGCATTTGCCGAGCACATACGCCGAGGATGGAGAACGCAGCGACGGCAGGCACGCGATAGCGGTCGACGGTGCGGTCTTGTTGGATGAGGAATACACTAGGGACAAATTCCCGCTTTGCTTCATCCGCGGCGTTCCTCCTCAGCGCGGGTTTTGGGGAGAGTTTTTGGTTAGACGCGCCGCGCCAGCCCAACTTGAGCTAAATAAGCTTCTGCTGAGGGTTGCCGAGTCAATGCACCTGATTAGCGTTCCGCGGATTTTTGTCAGCAGACAGTCGGGGATCACGAAAGGCCACATGATCAACGATGTCGGGACGATCGTCGAATACGACGGGCAGCCCCCCCTATTTTTGGCACCTCAGGCGATGAACGCCGAAGTTTACAATCATATCGATCGCCTCACCGGCTGGATATTTGAGGAGCTTGGAGTAAGTCAGCTATCAGCCACGAGCACCAAGCCCGCCGGGTTATCGAGTGGAGTGGCCCTCCGGATTTATTCGGACGTGCAATCGAGGCGATTTGTGAACCTGGGTAGAGCTTATGAGCAGCTATATGTTGATCTTGCTCGAGAAATTGTCGCGCTCGAGCACCAGTTGTCCGAGGATGATCCATCCCACGAGGTACTATTTGAGCAGGGTGGAGTCGTGGAGCGCATCCCATGGCGCGAGATCAATCTTGAGGACGACACCTATAGACTCCAAGTTTTCCCGACTAGCGCGCTGCCACAAAGCCCGGCGGGCAAGCTTCAGGTTTTGGAGGAGATGCTGTCACGTGGAACAATCGACAACGCCACGTTCTTGCGTCTGCTGGATGTTCCGGACTTTGAGTCGGTGAGAGACAACCTAGTCGGCCCCGAGGAGCTCCTGATGAAGGTGTTTGAGCGTATTCTCGATGGAGACGATTATATCCCGCCAGAGCCGAGCATGGATCTAATCCGCGGGATTGAGCTCGCCAGCAGGACGATTCAGTCGTCGCAACTAAAAGGGGCTCCTGATGATCGGATCGCGCTCCTCCGTCAGTGGGTGGGGGACGCAGCCAGCTTGCTCGAGCGCGCAGAGGCGCAAGCGGCCCAAGACCAGGCCGAGGCGATGCCACCGCAGGCCCCGATGCCGCCCGAGATGATGCCGCCCGAGATGATGCCGCCTGAGATGATGCCGCCGGATATGATGCCGCCTGGGGCGCCCATGCCGCCGGATATGATGCCGCCGGATATGATGCCGCCCGAGATGATGCCGCCGCAATAATTAGGAGAGAAAATGATCGCTGAAGAACGGATCGAAGCTGCCGCCGCCATGATTGCAGCGTCAGACACTGAGCAGACTGAGGAGCAGGCCCAGGAACAGGCCGAAGAGGCCCCGGGGCAGCCTGAGGAGGTCCGAGGGCAGACCGAGGAGGCCCAAGGGCAGACCGAGGAGGCCGAAGGGGCCAAAGAGCCTGAGGAGCCAGAAGAGCCAGAAGAGCCAGAAGGAGCTAAACCGGCGGAAGAAAAGGGTGGCTCGCTAGCGTGGAGGGTGGCTCAGGCAAAGCGATACCGCGCACAGGCTGATCGAAAACTCTCCGAGCTGGAGGAGAGGACCGCCCTGATGGATCGGCGCGAGGCTGAGATTGCAAAGCGGGAGCAGTTGGCGGAGTTGATGGAGTCAGATCCGGAAGCGGCGCTCGAGCGCTTGGCGCAGTTTAGTGGAAAGACCTCGGGTGATTTCTACGACAAGCTGACGCGCTCCCGGCTCGGGCTCTATGATGAGGATGCCCAAGAGGCAGACGGCTCGCAATCCGAGATCAGGAAACTTCGCGACGATTTAATGGGCGAGTTCAAGCGGCGAGACGAGGCCCGGGAGCACCGCACGATCCAGCTAGCACAAGACCGCAAACTTAATGTTATTAATGGTTTTATTGATGAGTTTGTCGGCATCCCGGACGACGCGGATCACGCGGCAAAATGGCCACACTTGGCCGCATGGCCACAGCAGCGAATAGCCAACCAAACCCGCGCCGCGCTCGCATGGGCCGAGGAGCACGCAAGCGGCGAGGCTCAAGGTGTAACGTTGCCCGACATAGCTGACGCGCTTGACAAAATGGCCCGTGAAGAATATGAATTTACATCTAAGCGATTAAACTCGCTTCAGGGTGACAACCCGGCGCAAGCAAAATCTGTACAGGGTCACGGTCTCCCGGCGCATGCGAAACCAGAAGCAGGTCTTAATAGGCCCGCGACAATTTCGAACGCATCACAAGCCGCAAACGGCAGCAGCTCCCGGCGCGAATTGACGCGTGAGGAGCGCATTGCCAGCGCGGCAAAACTGCTGCCGGACATCGTGCCCTAATAGCCAATATGATCGCGTCAGTCCGGTAGCTTCCCCCACGGAGCAATCGGACCAATGGCAATTCTCAATCTAACAAATTTTTCTGCGGCTCTCAAGGAGCTCTACCCGCGCGGACTGCGTGAGCTGTGGTATCCTCGCGCGCCGTTTTTGAGCTGGGTACCAAAGAAAACCGACTTTGTAGGAAGCGCGGCAGGCGTCGTCCCCATCATTAGCGGTAACCGCGGAAGCACAAACTTTTCCGACGCGGTGACGCTAACCGGAAATCCTACGACGGTGAAATTCTTGGTGACTCGCCGCAAGGACTACAGCATAGCGAGCGTTGACAGCGAGACCTTGCTCGCTAGCGGAAATGATCGCGGAGCAATCGCTAGAGCGCTCGACACGTCGATCCGTGCTGGGATGTATGAAATGGGCCGCTCGCTAGCGTTCCAAAGTTGGGGCAATGGCGGAGGCGCGCGTGGCCGGTGTGCGGTGATCGCCACCGACACTGTCACGTTGACCAATGTCAACGACGTTGTGTTTTTTGAGATTGGCATGATTTGCCAGCGTTCAACCGACGATGGGCAGCCGCCTGTTGCTGGTGTGATCGGCACGCAGGCAACTGTTGTTTCCGTCGATCGGCAGCTTGGCACAGTGACATTCGGAGCGGGCGAAGTTGCCGCCTGGGGCCTCGCTGTAAACAATTATATATTTCGCCAAGGCGACTATGGAAATTGCATGGCCGGCGTTCAGTCGTGGCTAACCACGCCATTGCTTGTGCCGCTTGATAACTTCTTTGGGGTTAATAGGACGTTAGATAGTACCAGGCTTGCGGGAGTGAAATTTAATGGGGGAGGATCTCCCATCGAGGATTCGGTGTTTGATGCGAGCGCGGAGGCGGCGATCAACGGAGGCGATCCTGATACTTTGTGGATGAACAACAAGCGATTCGCCGAGCTGCAAAAGTCGGCGAACAGTAAAACGTGGATCGATGTTCAGACCGACATTCCTGATATTGGGTATCGCGCGATGTCTTTCGCTGGCCCCCAGGGAGAGATTAAGGTTATGAGCGATCCTAGTTGCCCGTATGCGATCGGTGTGCTTGCTAAGCGCGATTCATGGGAGCTGAAAAGCCTCGGGGAAGCTCCGCATTTCGCGACTGACGACGGGCAGAAGCTGCTTCGTGATGCTGGGACGGACTCCGTCCAGTTTCGCATCCGGAGCTACCACAACCTGATTTGCAAAGAGCCGGGCCACAACTGTCTCATTACTTGGTAGGAGTCTAGCGCTATGCTGTATCCTGTACGATCGCAAACCCGAGAGAATGTCATGGCGGAGATCAACTTCGTCACGGATGACGCAAACGATCCATCCACAATTACGGATCCTGGTGGTATTGCCCTAAGCATTGCTGGCCCGGCGGTCACCGGTTCGGCTGGAACATATGTCGTTACCCTGAAACAGCGATGGGCCGTTGTTATGGCCGTTGCGGAAATTGATGACGTGTCAGACGAATTTCTTTGCAACGTCTCGGCGACAACTAACACAACGATCACGATTCGAACAAAGGTGGTTGATTTCGCAGGCAGCGCGATCAGCCTAGTCGATACCGCTGCGCGCGGTGTGACCGTCCTGATCCACATGCAGCGATAGGAGGGTGTTATGTTCGCAGCTAAAATCAGCGACTACTTACGGAAGAAAGAAGATCGGGAGCATGAGAGCGAGGGGGAAGATGCCCGCGAGGCTTTCGACGCCTTTGTAAAAGCTCACAAAAAAGGCGATAATGAGGACGCGTTCGAGGCCCTTAAGGCCGTAATCTACGAATGCATCCAGCACGAAAAAGGCGGCGGGGTTGGCGTGATGATCGCCCTCGGCCCTAAAAAATAGAGGTTTCCGATGGGAATTCCCGTAACGTTGCTCGCAATGCGAACCCGCGCACGGGAGTTAGCCAACATGGAGACGACCAGCGGGGCTAGTGCGTTTTGTACAGATGCCGAAGTTGACCGGCATTTGAACGACGGGCTGGCCTCGCTCTACAATTTGCTAATTGGAGCGCGAGGAGAAGACTACTACGCCAACACTCAAGTCATCGCACTGCTAACCGGGACACAGCGCTACGATCTAGACGCTGCGTTTTTTCAACTAATCGGGGTGCAGCTTTACGACGGCTCGAATTTCTACAACCCCAAGGCATGGAACTGGAAAGAGACCGCCCAGCTAAATGCAATGTCGGCAAGCAACAGCGCGTCGTCAGTTAATACTTATTATCGAATAACCGGCCGAAGCAGGCCGGATCCAGCGCTGTACAACGACACGATCACGATCCTTCCGCCGCCTAAAACAGGGTGGACCCTTAGTGTTACCTACATTCCGGCGGCTCCCGTGCTTACGGCAAACCCTGACACGTTTGACGGGGTGAGTGGATACGAAGAATTTGCGTGTTTGAGCGCAGCTATTAAAATGCTCACGAAAGAGGAGAGCGATCCGGGCGTTCTCATGGGTGAGCGGGCGGCGCTCGAGATGCGTATTAGGGCGCTAGCTGGGTCACGGGATGCATCATTTCCCGAGCATATCACCGACACAAAGGGCGACTGGGCCGGGTTTGGCTGGGTCTGGACTATGAACAACTGGAACAGCTAGCTCATGCGCAGAACTGCTCTTCCACGCCCTCAGGAGTTTGCAAACCAGCAGACGCAATCATCTGGCGAGAATCTCCGCCGGCAACTAATTAGCCGCGGCATTCCCAGAGCTGACGCGCCGTCACTCGATGGCAGGGCCCCGGATGGATCTCGATTCCTCGACGGTAAACTTTTTAAAGACATATCGTTTATAGGCGGCGCCGTTACTGTGATTAACCACGGCATGGGAAACGCCCCGCGTGGCTGGAGCATGAAGAGGGTACGCGGAGCCGCTAACACTGGGTTCGAAGTTGAGAGAACGGCTACCCAGTTGATGATTCAAGCGAGCACAACATTTGTTGCAGATGTTTGGGTGTTTTGATGGCGCTCGAATGGTCGAAGGCATTTATCCCGATGGTCAGCGGACTAGAGCAGGGGATCGATCCGCGTATCCAGCCCGTGTCTACGCTGGCGGATTGCAAAAATGGCCAATTCAACAAGCGTGGAGCCATCAGCAAGCGTGAAGGCTTTACGGCTTTTGCCACCTCAGTTCGGCAAGGCGGCGACACTTTCGACCTGCCAAAGATCCGCGGGATTTTCTCCACGGGCCAGGAGCTAGTGCTCATTGGGTACGATCACCTATATGCATATAACGAGGGCGTGAGCGGGTGGGAGAGGCGCGGGATAGTCTCTCCGCTTGGAGCGGAAACCGAGGCAATATTTGACGATTCACTAAAATATGCGACGAGCGATCATGACCGGCATTCGACCGGTGTTGAGCTGATAGTTGCGCGTGGATGGCGCGCAACTGGGCAAGCTGCGCCCAACACGCAACAGTACGCGATCATTATTACAAGCCGAGACGCTGCCGGATCTGTAATCCTGCCGCCGCACACAATTCAGGTCTCATTCGTGGAATTGAAGGAGCCTAGGCCCGCCGCGGTGGGCAACTCATTCCTGATTTGCTACGCGGAATGGGTGCCGCCGCCAGTTCCGCCAGCTGGCGGGTTCATGTACAAACTATACCGCTACAACCTAGCCACGCCAGAGACGGCCCCGGCCTTCATATCTGTATCAGTTGCCGGGGAGTACTACGGTTTTGACCTCATCACCTCAGCGTCTGACGCGGCGGCAAATTGTCACTTTGCGCGCGTGGCGTCGTCAACGCATCCGACGCTAAACCATGGCGACATTGAACTACAAAAGATCGATGAGCTTGGCGTGGTCAGCCTCACCGTTGTTCTTACAGCTCATTCCATTCACTCAGTATTAGCGATGCACGATGATGGAGCTGGCACACTTTATGTTCTCACCCACGCGGATGTGGCAATCGCCGGGGGCACTATGGTGCTTTATTCGATCGATGTGGCCACCTATGTCGTCGACTGGTCTGTGGTGCTCGAGACGTTCACGATCGAGCAACCGGATGTGTTTTATAACCTCGGCGTCACGCGTGGAATAATTGGCGGAGTCGACACGGTGGCGTGCACCTATTCTTGGCGTGACGGGGTGCCGCCGCTGCCGAAACCGATTCACATGTCCAGCAAAACCCGCACGCCGGCCGGCGCGGCTCTGGTTGGTGGCTCCAGGATGAGCAACGCGTCGGGCTGCGCCGCTCCCTTTGTCCACGAGGGCCGCGCATATCAAGCCGTGCACTGCGCCAACGAATTAAACCAGCAATGCAGCGCGGTTTTTGACTTGCGACTATCTGACCGCGCAATACAGCCGAAGCTGGTCTGTTACCTAGATGAAGCGGGAAAGGCAATCGCCGCAGATCCAACGCTGCCGTCTCCCAATACTGTGAAAGTTGGAAGCAAGTACAGTTTCGCGTATCGAGGAAAAGGGCTAACCGACTCGGGTCGCATGGCAACGCTTGATTTCGACGCAGCAACCACAGTTGCATTGCCGAAGTTTGGCGGCCTCGCTATCTCCGGCGGATTTGTAAGCTGGTACGCCGGGGTAGTAGTCGAAGAACTCGGCTGGATAGCGCCGGTT